CGAAAAAATCTATGATTATCAGACACCGCCCATCACGCCGAATACTATCGTCAAGCCCACTCCGCCCGAACCTGTTCCGGAATTACCTGTAACAAAACCTGTTGTTCCGGAAACATCAGAACAAATGAAGAATATTATTTCTCAGAATATAGCAGAAAACTTTGAATCTGAAAACGAACTCCCCAAGCCTTTTGAATTTGTCTGGGAAAAAATAAAATCTTTTTTGCTTGACAAATCTGGTAAAAGTGATATAATAAAAGCAGAAGAAATTGAAAATGCTTTAAAATCGTTGGGCTTTTCTTCCGTGGATGAATCTTTTTTTGAAAATGTAGATAAAGAATTGCAAGTTTTAATTACAAATCAGCTTCGGAGTTTGGAAGTAAAATATAAAGCGATTCACAGGTCCTTATCACCATCTATTCGTGCTGATTTGCAAACGAAATCCAATGCTGCTACACAGAAAGTAAAATCAAATCCATTAAAACAAAGATTAAATTTTTCGGCTTTTAGGTTCAAAATTAAAAGCGATGTAATAGCCAAAAAGAAAAAAGCTGTTAGCGACTTCTGGAACATGCCTTGCACCACAGATGATGAAACATTGTCTGTATATACCGCAACACATGAATACGGACATATGCTTGAAAATGTCTTAATAAGCTCTGAATTGAAAGGAAATCCGGAAAATTTTGATGTGATTGCCAAACGCTATCGTACTGAAATCACAGATATTGCAAGATTATTTGATGTTTACTATTCAGAGGAAAAGTATTTATCCAAATATGGTCATAAGAACGACAGAGAATTTTTTGCTGAAGTATTCGCAAACAGCCAGCTCGGCAAGCCTAATTTATTAGGACAGGCTATGCTGATATGGTTTGAAAGGAGAGAATTTTGATGGAACAGGATATGCCGTTTTTTATGAAAAATAAAGACTGGTACTATCATGATAAACATGATTTCTGCTATAAGCTCACAGAAAAAGCACCGCCCGAAGCTGTAAAATCTTATCAGGAGTTTTACAAAATTCATATTTCCATTGATGAGAACCAAGATGAATGGATTGATGATTAACCGCCCTTAAACAGGCGGTTTTCTCATGCCTGAAAGGAGAATTTTTATGGATGCAGAAGAAATCAAAGACAAGGCCGAACCCGAAGAAACAAAGCCGGAAAACAAGGCCGAAGAAAAATCAGAATCCGCGCCGGAACAGCCGGAAACAACGCCCCAAAAGGCGCAGGAAGTCCCTGACAGCTCCGAACTGACAAGCTTAAAGGCCGAACTCGCACGGGCGCGTACAGAGCGCACGGCGGCTCTTGAAGCCGTCAGGATGGGCGTTGACCCGAAACATCTTGACTATGTTCTGAAACTTGCCGAGTTTCCCGAAAATGCCGATTCCAAGGCCATCAGCGCGGCAATCAGGAAAGTCATTGATGATGTCCCGGCGTTCAAATCCGTGCCGGGAAATCAGAAAGGCATCCGCATCGGCGCGGATGACCCCAAGGAAAAATCCGACTCCGAGGCTCTTTCCAAGGCCTTCGGAAACAAGTAACCATCGAAAGGAGAATGTCTATTTATGGCCGTTTATTCTTATGCAGAGACGTTCAAATCAGAACTGCTCAAAAAATATGCCCGTGAGCTGACAAGCTTTGAACTCACGCAGAGCAACCCACAGATTCAGTTCCTGAACGAACAGACTATCAAGCTCCCGACTATCACCCTCTCCGGGTATAAGGACCATTCCAGAAGTGCAATCGGGTTCAATCAGGGAACTATCAGCAATGACTGGATTCCCAAAAAATTAGCGTTTGACCGCGATGTAGAGTTTTTCATTGACCCTTTGGATATAAGCGAAACGAATCTTTCCATTTCTATTGCTAATATTACCAATCAGTTCGAGGAAGAACAGGCTATCCCCGAAAAAGATTCCTATCGTTTCTCGAAGCTCTACTCCGATGCCGTGACTTACGCTTCCAACGGCGCAGTGGTCGATACCACAAGCCTGACGACTGCCAATATCCTTGACTGGATTGATACACAGTCCGCCGTGATGGATGATGCCGGAGTCCCCACTGACGGCAGAGTGCTGTATCTGACATCGGCGGCGAAAACGCTCCTGAAATCTGCCAGCGGTATCACCCGGACGATTTCTGTCGGCGGCGGCTCCAATTCTGTGAACAGGAATATTAACAGAATTGATGATATGATTATCAAGTCCGTTCCGTCCGGCCGATTCAAGACTTCTTATGATTTCTCCGACGGATGCACGCCGGCGGCCGCCGCCAAGCAGATGAACATCATGCTGATTCATCCGTCCTGTGTGGTGAGCCGTGACAGATACAGCTATATCAATGTCTTCACGCCCGGCCATGATTCCCGGACAGCAGACAAATATATCTATCAGAACCGCTATTTTTCTGACACGTTCCTGTTGCAGACCAAGGCTGAGGGCATTGCCATCAATGTGACTGCGTGAGGTGATAATTCATGATTTACGCGAAAAAAGAAAATAAAATCTATCAGGTCGGTGACAATCCGGCCATGCAGAAAGAATATCTGAACCGCGGCTATGACCTGACTGATGAGAATGGCACTGTCATTCAGCATTCACCCGTCAAGACGGTTCCGTACAGCCAGTACGAAGCCGTCCTGAGAGAACTCGAATCGCTCCGGGGTAAGAAAAAATGAGCGCATACATCACGCCTGACGAATTTCAGGAACTGACGGGAAGAACACCCGGCAATGATACAGAAATGCTGATTCGTCAGGCATCAGAGCAGATTGACACGCTCACGTTTCAGAGAATCAAGAAAATCAGATTTGAGAATCTCACGGCATTACAGCAGGAATTAATCAGAATCGTGACCGCCGGACAGACGGCCTTTCTGCTTGATTTTGGTGATGCGCTTGACAGTCCTCTGAATTCTTACAGCATTGCCGGGGTGTCCATGTCGTGGGACAAATCCGCGCTTGTGACATGTTCCGGCATCACGATGCAGTCAAGGCTTTATCAGATGCTGTTGCAGACGAATTTATGCAATCCGGTTCTGAGGTGATTTTCATGAAATATCCGAAATTAGTCCCGGAAGCCGTCTGCCGGACGCCGTGCCGGGTTACGCTCTATGCAGAGGGTATCAGCGAAGACGGCGAACGGAATCAGGCGTTTTCGGCCGATTTGAAATGCGTATTTCAGTCCGGCGCAAAGCGCGTTAAAATCTCAGAGCATGAAGAAGTTTCTCTTTCCGGAGAAGCGTTTTTCAGTTCTGATTTCTGCCCGGATTTGATTGAAATCCCGGACGGAAAACTTGAAATTTTCGGTCATGAGCGTGATATTATCATCGGACAGAAGGCACGGAATCCTGACGGTACTGTGAATTATATCAGATTAGGGGTGAAATAGCATGATTGATTTTCAGGCATTATGTGCGGATGCACTCGAAGACACCGCAAAACAGCTCAAATCTGAGATTGTGAATGAAAAAGTAATACCTAAAAATCAAGGTTCGCTTGAAACATCACATCAGGTTTCTCACCCGGAAAAAAACAGAGCCGAAATTTTCACTGAGAAAAAGACCAAAATGGGTTTTCCATATGGAAGACATCTCTATATGCACCCGGAATATGATTTCAATCAGGGTGATAATGTCAACGCCAAAGGCCAGTGGTTCGAGGACTGGGAATCCGGCGGAAAATATCAGAACCGCCCGGCGGAAATCTTTGCCGAACGTCTCCGGCAAAAATTAGGGAGCTGATAATCATGCAGTTAAGTGATATTCGAGATTATCTAAAAAGCATTTTTCCCGAAGCAGAGCATTTCTATATTGGCCGGATTGACAGCAGTCAGGAGAAATGCATCGGTGTTTATGACGGCAGTCCCGTTCCGTCCGCGCCGTGCATCAGTTTCAGGACGTGCCGGGAAATTCCCGTTTCGGTTCTGATTCACTGGAACGAAAATGCACGGGAGACAGAGGCCGCCGCCCTGAATTTATATCAGCATTTGCAGGATGCTGATTTTCCCCGAATCGGCGGTCATACTGTGCCATTGATTGTCATGCGCAGCAGTGCGCCCGTTGACTGCACACCGCCGGACAGCATGATTTATGAATATGTGATTAATATTAATATAATTTATAATATCTGAAAGGAGTTTTATTATGGCTGTACCGTTCGCAGGGGTGTTCCCTGTACACAACAATACTTTTGAAGTCGAAGTTTCCGAAGATAACTGGGCTGAAATCGCCAATATGGAAACGTTTTCGCCCCAGTTTGATGCCACTGTCGAAGAGTGGTACGCATTCGAGGGCAAGGGCTGGGCAAATGCGCTCAAAACCGGAATGAAATGGAGTTTATCCATGAATGCCAAGCGCACTGTCGGCGATGCCGGAAATGACTTCATCGCGAATAAAAAATTTGCAATGGGGCAGGATGCCTATGCAAATTTCCGCTGGACACTCCCGACTGGCACACAAATCACTCAGCAGATGGTCGTCAATGTCAAAAATGACGGCGGCGGTGATACGACCAATGTCGGCAAACTGGAATTTGATTTGCAGTCCAACGGCAAGCCCACGGTGACAGAACCATCCGGCGGTTAATCAGAAAGGAGCCATATCATGAGAAAAATCAGCATCACGGACAAATTGCAGACTGAAAAGCCTGTTCTCGAAATCAAAGGACATGAGTTTGAAATCGACAACTCGAAAAATGCCGTCCTTGCATTCAACGAAACTGACAAATCCGGCATGAACCAGGTTGAAATCATTGACGAAGCAATCCGGATTTTTGCCGGAGAAAAGGCACTCGGCGAAATTCAGGACATGGAGCTGTCCTACAGGGATTATGAACGCGTGTTCACAGGCATCATGGCTCTGACCAATGAGGAATCCTACGAGGACACGGAATCCCGATTTCAGAGAGCCGGACGATAATCTCAAATATTATGACCTGTATGAAGACTGGCATCTGATTGAGGCGAGTTTTGCGGCACAGTACGGCATCCGGCTCAGACGTGAACCGGATATGACCTGGGGTGAATTTTCGGCTCTGCTGTCCGGGCTGATGCCCGAAACGCCCCTCGGTCAGATGGTCAGCATCCGGAGTGAACAGGATGAGGAAAAAATCAAGTATTTCACGCCGGAACAGAAAAAAATCCATGATGATTACCAGAAAAAAATCATGCAGGAACATCCGGAAATCTATCATGAAAAATTATCACAGATTGAAAAATTATTTTTAGCATTGGGGGCGAAATGATGTCAGCTGATGTGGGCAGAATTGTTCTGCATTTGGATTTAGACGATTCTAAGGCAAAACAGAAAGAATCTGATTTTGAATCAAATCTCAAAGCAAAAACTGTCAGCACGTTCCTGAAACTCGACATTGCCGAAGCGCAGAGAACTTTTGACAGTTTCCTTGAATCTGTGAAAAATCATCCTGTGACGGCATCGCTCCGGATGAACGCGCCTGAAAATATTCCTCAAACCGATTTGAAATTCAGCACATCTGAATCAGAAACGGCCTTTCAGAATTTTGTGACGAAAATTCAGAATCAGGCTGTCAGCACGGCTCTGAAACTCGATACCGCTCAGGCAATGGCAGATTTTCAGAATTTCATGACGAATATTCAGAATCAGCAAATCACAAAATCAGTCAGATTAGATGCCAATTCCGGCACGTCCCTGAAACTTGACATCAATCAGGCAGAGACAGCATTTCAGAATTTTGTCAATAAAATCAAAAATCAAACGGTCAGCACGGCTCTGAAACTCGATACCAGTCAGGCACAGAGAACGCTTGACACATTCGCACAGAATCCGAAGACCGTCAGGGCGAAACTGATTCTTGATATGGCCAATGCACGGACAGAACTCCGGCAGTTTTTGCAGACAAGAACTATCAATGCAAGACTGAATTTTAATCAGAATATCCGTTCACAGAATGTCCGGCTCAATCTTGATACGACAAGTGCAACCCGGAAATTAGATGCCTTTTTGAATAAAATCCGGAATGCTAACCCGACTTTGCGGTTAAATTTCGACATTCGCTCCGCGAATACGCGTTTCCGCGCGTTTGTCCGGCACCGGAGAACAGATTTTCGGCAATATTTTTGAAATCCTGACAAATATCAATCTGATATTTGCAAATTTAGAATCCCGGTTTCAAATTGCTTGGGAGAAGAATCAGGCCGGAGAACGGATTTTCAGAGGGATTTTCGGAATTCTGAATGATGTACTGACGACATTCAATCATATCACGGCAAAGACTGCCGAATTT